GGGGCGGCAAACTATGGCTTGGATCTGGAGATAAGCCGGATTCCTTACGTGGTCCGAATATTGGATGGGCGGTTATAGATGAACCATTTATACAAAAGCGTGAGGTATTTGAGCAGATGATCGCCCGTGTACGCCATCCAGAAGCCAAGAAGTCTCAGATATATCTTACAGGAACGCCAGAGCAGTTGAACTGGGGATTCACTCTATCTAACGATCCCGATATGGATATTGGCGTTATCCAGGCTTCCACATTAGACAACCCTTATCTCCCAGATGATTATAAGCAAAGCCTATTACAAGCCTATTCAGAAGAACAGATCGAAGCCTATGTGCATGGTAAGTTTGTTAATCTAACGCAAGGGCGGGTATATAACGAGTTTAACCGTGAGCGTCACTTAATTAGTCGTAATGACTTAGATGGTTGGGAAGTCGGCTGCGGAATTGATTTCAATGTGGACGCGTTAAGTGGAATCATATTCAGATATAATAAGAATGAAATACACGTTGAGTCTGAAATAAGACTAAAGAATGCCGGCACGTGGGATTTAGCTGAAAGACTAAAAGAACAATATCCCGGTATTAAGACCTTCCCAGATAGCACCGGATCAGCGAGGAAAACTTCATCGGTTCAAACAGACCACGATATTTTAAGAACCGCAGGTTTTAAAGTATTAGCACCAAGAGTCAATCCACGAGTAAAAGACCGAGTGAATGCGGTCAATAAACTATTAAGAGAAGGCAGACTGACGATGGAGAATTGTCCGACTTTACTTATGGACATGGAACAAAACGTATGGCGCAATGGAGACATTGACAAACGTGATCCTGTTCAAACGCATAGCGGCGATGCTCTGGGTTATGCCGTTTCGTATCTAATGCCGTTGAGAGAACGCAAGGTAACATATCAAGGATGGATGGCGTGATTTATTTCTTACTGGGGGTATCATTATCGCTCAATGTGATATGTCTCATTCTGTTTTATTATTACAACAAAGGGCGACAAACTATGCTGAATGACATGAACGATTTAAACGAGACATTATTGAATGGTATGATGACAACCCAGGCTATGAGAATGTACAAACAGGGACAAGCATGATAATTAAAGATTTATCTACCGACACGGTCATGAGGTCGATTAAAAGTGTAATCGGTCACGCTGACGACAAGAATTTAAAAAGACGTATGAAGTCAATAGACTATTACGAGGGGGATTATGCTCAATATATCGAGCCATATTTCCAGAGTGGAATAAAACTGCCGCCCGCATTGCCTAACTTTGTGAAGCGTATGGTATCGGCAAGAAGTTTGGTATATAAAGACCAACCCACACGCCACAACGATAAGTACGCTGAGGAACTACCGAGGGATGTTGATGCGAAGATGCGGCAAATGGAAAAGATGACGTTCCTTACCGGGAATATGGGACTGTTGAGTCACTATTCAGACGAGGGGTTAAACTATGAATTAGTGCCGTATTTCTATCCGTTATTCCTTGAGGGCGAGACAGAAGAATCTGCTGTGTTTTATCCTATTGCAAATCTAAATGATAAGACAAGCAGGATATACGAATATTGGTCAGATGAGCAGCATTTTAGATTCGATGAGAGAGGGAGAATCTTCGATCAGGATGAGAACCCGTTTGGTATCATTCCAATGACCTTTGCCAAGCGTGATGCAGAACTGGTCGATGAGTATTGGCAGAGTGGCGCATTAGACCTTGTATCAGCACAGGAGTCGGTGGCCATGTTATATCTGGAAATGCTGATTGCTGCAAGGATAGACACATTGGGCGTGAAGTACGCAACCGGCATTCAACAAGACGAACCTATTAGGATAGGAACAGATGAGATAATGATGCTCCCGGAAGGCAGCACGTTATCCAAACTTCCCGGTTCTGACTTAGGACAAATCGTTAATGCCATAAAGTTTATCATTCAAGACGCTGCGACGAATAACCACTTAGTCGCAAGATGGTCTGATTCACAAGCCAATTCCGGTGTTCAAGTTAAGATAGAGAACTTAGAGAATTATGAAGCAAGAGCAGCATCGGTTGAGGATATATGGCGACCATTCGAGTATAAAAGATTTAACCTGGACAGGACAATATTGGCGGCTCACGGTGTAAATATATCTGAAGATTATCATGTTGATTTCACAGAACCGGAGACAGTACACGATCCGGCAGAGTGGCGGAATCAGATGGATTGGGAACTTGCAAATGGACTAACTACAAAGCGCAGGATCCTTCAAGAAATGAATCCAGACATGACCGATGATGAAGTGAACGAATTATTAGGTGAGGTTGCTGAAGAACAACCAGAAAAACCACAAACCACTAACTTGGTTGATATACTACAAGGCTAATGTTAGATCAAGAGCAGTTCGGCATGGCCTGGAATAAAATACAAGAACTTGTGAGTTCTATGTATGGGCGGTTCCTCGATTCAGATTTACCAAGTGAAGTTATAGTTAAAGAATTAATTGACCTTGATTTAAAGACGATACTCTTTGATGACTTCAAACTCAATGGCGAAATGAATGCGATCACCAATAACTATGTTAAAACACTTAAATCAATGGAGTCTTTCGCAAGTGTACCCGAAGCAACACTTCAAACGCTTATTCGGGCTGATGTGAATTTCTTTAGTGCAAAGGTGGGTGAACAGTCGGAGTTAATGAAAAGATTAATGATTGAGTCTATCATTGGGAAACAATCTGAAGCTGCATTTGCAGAATCACTTACGGGTGTCGGATGGAGTGAAAGACAAGCCAACAGCTTAGTCAATGACTCATTGAGAAGGTTCAGTCGGAATGTGACACGGGAGATGGCAAACAACTCACCATCGGATAAACTATATATTTACGAAGGTCCGATTGATGACAGGACGAGTGATATTTGTATGGAAATCCTTGCCGCCGGACCGATGACAATGGGAGATATTGACTCAAGGTTTGGATCTGCAAGTTTATCTGGCGGTCATTTTGGGTGTAGGCATGAATTTGTAGAATACTTTGACAAGTCACAATACCCGGAGAGTGAATTGAGGGGTGAAGTAAAAGCACGTGCCTAAGATACTAAACGCAAAAGAATTACCAAATGTCCCATTAAAAACGTGGGGAGATATAGGCGCATTCACCGCAATAAGAATTAGAAAATTAATACGAAGCGGGAAGTTGGGCGGCTCATATCATAGTGAATATGCCGACAAGAAAAAGGCCGGGAAGGCTGCTCCAAGTGGAGTGCCGCAATCAAGCAAACAAACAAGTTATGTTGATTTGACATTAACGGGAAAGATGCTTGGTGAATTAAAGCGGGGAAAAGTGGGAAAAGATTTCGTTGAGGTCGGACTATCCGGTTACAACGCTAAAAAAGCAGAAGCAAACGCCAATCGTGGGTTTGATCTGTTTGATACCAAAGTATTGAATGAGATAGAAAAAGACGTTGCCGTTAAAGTGGGGAACGCAATCCAGTCTAACATAAACAGTTATTCAAGGGATACTATCACTTTCAAGGTTGGGAAATAAAAAACAGAAAGGCAGATTATGTCCGAAGAACAGACTCAAGTAACTGAGCAAGAAGTGGTTACAAACCAAGAATCAACCTCCACACCTGACGTAGGAGAATTGATAGCTGAAAGCAAAAAGTACAGAAGTCGGGCCCAGAAAGCAGAAGCCAAACTTGTGGGAATGGAACAATCCATAGAAACTGACCGGCAAAAGCGATTAGAGGAGCAAGATCAATGGAAAGTCATTGCTGAAGAACAGAAAATGAAAATTGAAAAGCTTACTCCTATTGTTGAAAAATATGAAGCGGATGATAAAAGATTCCGTGAAGAATTGCTTTCTGGATTTTCTGAAGAAGATCAGGAAACATTTAAGGGGCTGCCCACAAAAGAATTAAGAGCAGTCCATAATAAATTTGTTAAACAAAACGTCAAGGTCGTGGATACAGCTCGACCTGGATCGGCTAAAATGGATGCTAAAGGCATTAAAGAAGTTGATCCAAAGGATAGAAATAAGAGCTGGGGGTCCATCCTTGACTCATATAGGAACTAAAAACTATGGCTAATGTAGATGTAAGCGCAGCCGCAAATTTCATACCAGAATTGTGGTCTGACGCTATTTTAGATTATGCTGAACGCAAGTTTAGCATTAAAGACAAGGTTACTGATATGTCCTCACTACTTTCTGATGGTGGAGATCAACTTCATATACCTCGTGTAACAGAAGAATCTGCCGCTGCTAAATCAGCAGACACAGCAGTAACTTACTCCGCAAACACAGATGGAAAAACAGACCTTTCTGTTGACCAACATTTCTACGAAGCAAAACGCATCGAAGATATTGTTAAGGTCCAGGAATCCTCTGATCTTTTCAATATGTACGCAAAGTCAATGGGCTATGCTTTGGCAAAGAAAGTTGAAAACTATCTCGCAGTAGATATAATTCAATCCGCGACTGCCAATGATGTATCTCTTGCAACTGATAATACTATCACCGCTGCTGAACTTCGCTCAGGGACTCAGAAATTAATGGATGCTGGTGTGGATTACACTAATGGCGATTCATTCTTATACTGTTCTCCTGCTGCATACAACTCACTATTAGGTTTGAGTGAGTTCGTTCATTTCGATAAACGTGGTGATAGTGCTGGACAAGTATCTGGCAAACTCGGTTCTGTTTATGGAATGCCGGTTGAGTTCTCAGTTGATTGGGATGATGATGGTGGAACTGGTGATGAAACCGCTTCTATCTTCACTCGTGATTCGATTGTGTTCGCAATGCAGATCGCTCCTCGTGTACAAAGTTCATACGACATAGATCATCTTGCGACTTCCGTAGTTGCTGATGTCTTATTCGGTGCTTCTTTAGTACAGGGCGCAGCTGATGCTGCTGGTCAGATTGTTAATTTTAACAATCCGTAAACGATAATGATTTGGGGGGTGGTTGATCCCACCTCCCACTTCTTAAAAGGAAAAATATGGCAAATTATAACAGTTCATATACCGGAGCGCAGATTGATTCAGCAGTTGGTCGGGCTAATTCCACCGATGTAACTGCCGGAACTGTGGCGGCATCGAAGGCAGTAGTCGTTGACAGCAATAAAGACGTTACGGGATTTAGAAATATAACAGGCACAGGCACGGCCACATTCGCTAATTTTATCGGAACTGGTGATATAGATATTGGTGATGCTTCTGGCGATACAGTTACAATAACGGCAAGTGTTGATTCTAACATAGTGCCGTCAGCCGATGACACTTACGACCTGGGCGGATCGTCGGCACAATGGAAAGATTTATACGTTGATGGAACGGCTTATATAGATGCAATAGATTTTAACGGCACGGCTATTACTTCCACAGGTGCAGAACTTAACCTCATTGATGGCGGTACAGCCAGAGGAACAACTGCCGTAGCAACTGGCGATGGGATCTTAATTAACGATGCCGGTACAATGCGAATGACTAATGTGGATACTGTGTCTACATACTTCGCAAGCCATAATGTTGGCGGTGGTAATATTGTTACAACTGGAGCATTAGACTCAGGCTCAATTACTTCGGGATTTGGTGCAATAGATAATGGTACTTCAGGAATTAGAACAAATACATTTACAGCAGAAACTTCAATAATTCCCGATGCTTCTGGTGGTGCTGATATAGGCTCTACTTCGGCAGAATGGGGAGATGTATTCATAGCAGACGACAAGAAGATAAAATTTGGCAATGACCAAGATTTTACAATCGAGTATGATGAAGATGGTTCAGATATAGCCCAATTTGCAGGTGCTGATATAGGAATGGATGCCAACTACATCGTCAACGAACAAGGTCGCCAAGACCATGTAGCGAATACAATGTCTGCTCCTTATTATCGGTTTGATGGGGTGGATGATTATATAAAAATAGACCATGTTATTGGTGATTTTGGTTCAACAAATGGTACAATATCTGCATGGATATATCGAGCTTCTAGTGCTACATCATACTATTTATGTGACCCAAGAGGAGATGGTGGTGGTGGTACTGGATATTATTATTTCGGCGGTGGCTCTGATACATTATCAGTCAGCGATGGGACTGTATATGTAGATGGGGTTGCTTCAACGACAGTTTCAACTGGGAAATGGCATCACGTTGTTATTACTGGGACAACTATAAATATTGATGAAGATTTTAAAATAGGTAGGAGAGGGTCAACTGCTGAGATGTATTTTCCTGGGCAAATCTCCGATTTCAAAATCTTCAACCTCGCCCTCACAGCCGCCGAAGTAAAAGAACTCTCCTCTGGTGCATCAGTACCTTTTAAATATAAAGGTGCGAATCAGACGGATATGGTGACTAATGGAGCTTTTGCTGCTGATACAGATTGGAATAAGGAAACGGGATGGACTATCGCTGGTGGTGTGGCAGTGGCTACGTCAGCGGCTAATAATTATACAATAAGACAGACTGGCCCATCTATTGTGTTAGGAAAAGCATACAGGGTTACTTATACAATTTCTGGTTATAGTGCAGGGACAGTAAAAATAATTCTTGGTGGGAATACTGTAGGCACAGGTAGAAGTGCAAATGGAACTTATACAGAAGAACTTGTTTCTACGGGTTCGGCAACAACTAATAGTGTGGGAATCGCATCTACTTCTACTACTACGCTTAATATAGACAATTTTTCAGTAGTACCAATCGGTGCAGTAGCAGAATACGATGGGTCTGGTGTAGGTGCTTCAAGATGGGATGATAAGAGTGGTAATGAATTACACGGTACAGTATATGGTGCAACCGTAGAAAATGCTCCTGCTGATGCTGATAGCGGATTGACTTATGAGGAAGGGACTTGGGAAGGTGTGCTTACTGATGGTACAAATCCTATGACGATGAACAGCACTTACGATACTGGGTACTACACCAAAGTTGGGAATTTGGTTACTGTTACTGGGTATTTTGTAACCACTTCTGTCGGGTCTGCCAGCGGAAATATTAGAATAACAGGTCTACCATTTGCGAATGGTGTAGGTTGGGTAAACTGCAATGTAGGTCACGCTTATGCAATGACGATAACAGCAGGAGAAAGTATTGGCGGCTTTGTAAGAGGCGGAAATAGCTATATAGAATTACGCGTGTGGGATGATACGGGAGGGACAACAGCGATGCAAGCATCTGAATGGCAGGCTGCTGGGCAAATTATATTAAGTTTCTCTTACAGAGCGGCATAATTCAATACTATATGGATATATAGTTGGAAACGAATAACAAACAAAGGAGTCAAAAATGGCTTTAGAAAAAGTGGTCGAAGTTGACCAAATCGAAGTAAAAGGCGAATACTCAATACAAGTTCGCCAAGCAACAAAGGTACTGGATGACGGTAAACAGATTGGTGGCGTTAGCTATCATC